AATTACGAAGATATTAGCGAACAAGTAAAAGCCTTCATCAAACAACTCCGTCAACAAGATAATGAAGAATTGATTAAGAGGATGCCCAAAGAAAAGAAGAAGAGTGGATTTGTCAGCCTGATATTTTCCACGCCAAGTGGTAAGCCGAGAGAAGAAAGAATATCAGTCAATACCGATTACGACCTGGGGTGGAATGAATGCCTCAGCACTATCAAGTTCTTAATTAAAGATTATTATAAACAATAACTATGAACTACTTAAACTTGTTATGGTTCTTGCCACTTATTGGTATGGATATTGTATTGTTTATTTATTCAAAAGATGACAGAGATTATAAGATTTACTGGTTATTGATGAACTTAACGATTATTACTGGAGTATTTACGGCTATTGGATTAATAAAAGTATTTAAATAGTTCCTTAAGGCCACTAAGCCAAAGGAGGTAGTTTAACAAAATAAAATAGGAGGTTAAAGTGCGATGGATACATTGTCCAGTCTGTGGATTTCTATTAGAGGAAGTCCCATCAATGTCAGGTATTGAATACCATTGCCCTGAATGTGATACTACATTTCACGAGCAACAACAACAATGGGTATGTCCAGATTGCGGCAGAGATTGGCACATTTCTTATGAACTACTGAAGGAGATAGATTATCGTTCAACAAGGAGTGTCAATCTTAGTATGCTGTGTCTGAAATGCTCAAAGGAGATGTACTAATGGCTAAGCAAAAGTCTTGGACACTAACAAAGCATCACATTATTCCAAGGTCGGTGGCTTATGACAATACTGATAACAATATCGCTATCGTCAGCCACATTGAACACGACAGGTATCATCAGTTATTTCAAAACAAAACTCCAGTAGAAATCTTATTTTACCTAGTCAATACTTTCTGGAACGGAAAAGAAGACTTTGTAAAAGATTATCTATCAGAGATGGAACGCATTAACAAGTAATTAACAGTGACGGTCGGCACTATATCCGACCAATTATAAATAACAACTATATGACACAAAAACAGGCAGAAGAAATGATTATAAAAGCTGGTGGAGATATTAATATATTTTGGGACTGGATGCGTGGTCAAACAGTTGGAGTATATGAAGATGGCTCTAGCAACTACTATGATTATGATGTTGAAAGATTCATTAGATATAAGTGTAATCCTAAAAATGAGCCTAGTTGTGATTTTGATTAAATAATGTCAACATTATGAAACTTAAAATTGAATACGCAGTTAGAATAGAAGATAAATACGGAACAACAATACAGATATTTGACACAGAAAAGCACGCGCAAGAGTTTGTTAATGCCTTAGATGATGTTAATATAGCAAAAGTATGAAAAGTAAAAAACAATTAGAATCGTTTACTGAATATTGTAAATCACATCCAAACCTTCGCTTTTATCAAGCCTTGCAAAGTTGGTCGGGGTATAACTTCATCTTCGGTTCAATGACTGGTTTAGAAGAAGGACTAGATAATTTAATTGGTTTAGAGGATACTTATTATAAAGACTAACTATATGTTTATCACATTATTTAATTTTCAAAGAGGAAAGCATTGGATGTTTATAACATTGCTAGAGTTTGACTTTAATCTTAACAGAGATTGGGCTGTCCTAGACTTACAGTGGCAGAATAAGAAACTTATTAGATTTGAACTATTTGGGATTAACTTTATCAAGCCAGACCTATACTAATATGAAACTAATTATCAACGCTTGTTATTTATTCATTGCGTTGTGCCTTGCTCTAGGAGCCTGGGTGTTTCCGACCTTTATTAAATGGGTATTTTTAACATATTTCTAATATGAACGAATACGAAAAGGTATTATTTATACCTGATATTCATTGTCCATTTCAAGACAATAGAGCGTTAGAAGTCCTTTATTCATTTATGGACTGGTATAAGCCTGATACTATATTTATAATGGGTGATGTCCTAGACTGTTATGCTATTTCAAGATTTACAAAAGACCCCAACGGAGAGTTAAAGTTTCAAGAAGAATTAGACGAGGCCACTAATATTTTAAGAAAGATAAGACACAAGGCCAAGAAAGCTAAGATTTACTTATTAAGGGGTAATCACGAGTTAAGGGTTCAGAAGTTTCTATGGACTAACGCTAAAGCATTAAGTGGACTTCACGCCTTAGAGGTTGAAAATTTGTTAGACCTTAAAAGACTGGACATTGAATATATAAGAGAAGGCTCATTAAGATACCACGGCCTAATCGTAAAGCACGGCAGTATAGTTAGAAAGTTTGCTGGATACACCGCTAAAGGAGAGTTTGAAAAGAATGGTTGCTCTGGGGTCAGTTGTCATACTCATCGGGTCAGCATATACAGGCAGACTAATTCAGGCGGAGAATATATTTGGGTAGAAGGTGGACACCTGTGTAATCCAAAACAGGAATATTTAGAAGGTGAGGTAGCTAACTGGCAACAAGGTTGGGCATTGGGTTGGTTTAAAAAGAATAGTAAGAGATACCACCTTGAAACTATTAATTTAGTAAATTACAAAGCTTTCTATGGCGGTAAGGAGTTTGAATAGGGTTATTTGCCACTTATTTGGCTCGTGGTTGGATTAAAATACTAAACAGGTATAAAGTGTAGTCTAAGATATTAAATCGCTTAAAATCAAAAATATGGGTTGTCTATTAATGGGAATTGGTCTGATAGCTTTGATAATTTATTGGCCACCGCTATTTTGGATATTATTGATTATATTCGGAGTATATTTATTTGGAGAATAATAAAAACCGCTTTTCAGCGGTCTTTATATACTATTGACAAGATTTGATTTGTTTGCTATGATGTAATTGTAGGGAGGAAATAACTCCCGTAAAAACAAAAATATGAAACACGAAGCAGCCTTAGCGGCAAAACAAATTAAACAAATACTAAAAAAAGAGTTTCCATCAATTAACTTCTCGGTTACAAGCGAAAATTATGCTGGCGGTAATTCAGTCAGGATTCATTATACAGATGGAGTTCCAGGAGAACAGGTTGATAAACTTGTAAAAAAGTTCCAATATGGACACTTTGACGGAATGAATGACATCTATGAGTTTAGCAATACCAGAGAAGACATACCACAGGCCAAGTTTGTCCAAGTTCAAAGGGATATTTCACCAGAAGTAAGACAGTCTATAAAGACAAAAATAGCCAATGACTTTGGTATTAAGAATGAGGATGACGAGCAACAGTGGTATGACAAGTTTAGTTGTTGGTCTGACCAGATAATTTGGAGAGAATTCAGTAAATTAACTGTATGAAAGAAAACACAGCAATAATCTATAGAGGAATAGAAATATACCACAACGCTTTTGGAGAGTTTAATCTATGCAGTCCTGGTAGCGATTCAATGTTCACTCCGACTAAAGACTACTCATTTAAGACTTTACGAGAAGCAAAGGAAAAGGTAAGAGATATGACCAAGACGATAATAGACTTATCTAACCTTGAAGAAAAACAGAATCAGGAGATTAACTTAGCAGTTCATCAAAGCGTTATGAGCCTGAATAAAGTGATTGGTGCTAAACTGTAACGCCGTTAAGCTCTTCAACCATATTGTCAACAGCATCTTCAAAATCGCTATCTTCTTCGGGAGATAGTTTTGATTTAGTTAATATACTTTTTATATTCATTTTCTGTGATTGCTCTTTTGCCAATCTTAGTTTTTGACTCATATAGTTTTTTTATCTCTTTATTTAATAGATTAGTAAGCTCCTCTTCTGAAGGATATTTAATCTTCATGGATAATTCATCAAAACTAACTTTCTTAGCTTTACCAGCACCAAGAGAATTATCAATTAACTTTATGTCCTTTTTACCATTATTATATAGCTGTTTTATTGTGTTCCAAGAACCAATGTGGTTTTCTGCTATGACTTTTGTTGGGACAATTCTACCAATCTCATCGGCGTTGTTTATGCTTCGTTTAACCACCCCGTTGATTAACGAGTCAACTGGTTCACGATAGATATAAATTATAGGAACTTTTTTACCGGCGTCTGTTGCTTCCTTAATTCTTTTAATGGCAGTTGAGTATTTTGATAAATTGCCGTCTAAAATTACAGAAGAGTCTGATATTATTTTGTTTATTGACTTTATAGACTTAACCGCCGATGTCTTTCCAGTTCCACTTCCTCCTGCATATAGTGTAGCATATTTACCTTTGTTTTTCAATAATTTCAAATATGCCATCTTAGATAATTCTGATGCTGGTTCTTGAACAGATGCAGAACGATAACCGACATAACCAACATCTTTGAAAAACGGCCTAAACTTATCAGTATTAACTATATTACCTTCTTTAGAGAAATATTGATTCAATATAGAGTCTGACTGTTTGTCAACCTTAGCAAAAGCCTTGGCCTCTATTACCTTGTCCTTACCAGTGATGTTCTTAGCAAACTCTCTTTGTCCACCAAGAATTGATTCATTCTTAACAAGTGGTGTAGTTTTAAGGATTTCGCCTTTACCTTTTGGGCTTACATCCTCTATTGTAAGACCTGGTTTAATGTTTTTCAACTTTACTTCTAAAGGCAACAACTTAGTAGCACCAGATTTAAGTTTTTGAGCTCCTTTATAAAGTCCTTCGGCAAACTGACCGCTCTTGGACAGCCTATTAACAGCGAACAAACCCCATCCTTTAGGGTCAACCACTCCTGAACCAGCAGTTATAATATCAGTAAGGCTTAAAGCAGAGTTCCTTTCGGCTACTGGTATTCTTTTTAGTAAGACATTTTGAATTGGTATAATCTCACTTAGTTGTTTATTTATAGATTTTAGTTCTGCTGGGTCATCTACTGCGTTCTCAATGGCTACCTTAAACTTAGTATAAAGAGCATTAGCGACAGTTTCACTGGCGTTAGCGTCTAAATCTTTTGTCCCATTCAACCAAGACCCCATTTTACCAAGGGCTACCTTAGCCTTTTGGGCATCAACAGTATTCATCTTTCCAGTTGGTGCTACTTCTTCTAATTCCTTTACGAAAGACTTAAAGGCGTTGTATATCTTTTTGTTCATACCTAGCTTGTTGATACCTCCAGTTGATAGTTCATCAGCAACAGAATTAACTATTGTGTTTAGGTCAATAGTGGACTTTGATTTACCCCTTAGGTTTTCTGCCTTAGCAACCAATTTACCGATTAAACTTTCTGTTTTCTGTAAAGATTGTCCTATACCTCCACCGAGATTATACTTAAAAACATTTTCAGCCTTAAATCCGTGAGCAATATCAGTCTTGCTTGGCTTTGTAATTACATTTTCAACCTTAATGGCTGCTTTTTCAAGAGCTGGAGCAACTTTATTTATAGCAGTAGAAAATGGTGAGGTAATTACTTTAGCCGTCTTTATGCCACCACCAATAGTCGCCGGCAAAGCACCTCCAGTAATTGCTCCTCCAGCTGCTCCAAGTAAAGAGCCACCAATAACATTTTTATTTTCAGACAATGCCTCACCAGCTCCATATAAAGAACCAGCCTTAGCACCAGCCTTAGCACCTGCTTTAACAGCAGACAATACACCTGTTTTTACCCCAGCAGCAGCAGTTTTAGCAACTCCACCTCCACCAACAAAATTAGATGCTAGATTAAGAGCAGAGCCCATAGCCTGTTTTTGATTAGTTATTCTATTAATATCACCACCAAGCAATTTAATCGGTTGCTTACGGCTTGATTCGATTCTTTTTGCTTCTTCGGTAATTGTTTTTTTAGCTTCTTCTTTTCTGCCAGTAGCAGACTGGTATCCTGCTTTTGCCACTGCTTTAGTTGCTAAGGCAGCCTGTCCAAGTAACTCTGTTCCCTGGACAAATGGTTTAGCTATTTCACGAGCAATATTTTTTAGAACTCCTGGTTGTTTTTGTTGTTCATTATATCCCTCAATAGTATTGTTCTTTGAAAGTTCTTTTAATAGAGTTTCCTTATTAAGATTGGCTGGAGCGTTATTAATAATATCTACTACCTGTTTTTTTGTTAAGTATGCCATATATTTTTTGGTAATAATTATTATTTAGCTGTAAATAATCCCTTAAACCAATTCCATACACCACCATTATCTTTAGTATTTTCATATCCAGAAGCAACTGTTTGTGTGCTATTAGATGTTGTAGAAATTAATGAATTATTAGTTTTATTAACACTATTTGAATTTAATAATCCCTTTAAATATATTGCCTCTGGTGTTTCAACTTGAGAGTTTGTCTGAGTTTGTGTTCCCTTTAATTGGTCGTAGACATTACCTAATACATTTCTATAAGAAGCATCAATAGTTGTATCAAAGGCGTTTAATCTTCCTTTAATAACAGCATCATTTAAACCTTTTGACTTATCAATTCCAGGGAATATAGAAGCAATTTCTTTACCTTCCTGAACAGAAAATGCTGTGCCAGATACAGAATTTCTATAAACCTGTAAAGCTGCGGCGATATTTGTGGCAATATCAACTAAGTTTGGGTCTTTGACTTCTCCTAGCTTATTTACTGCCTTTTCAAAGCTACCAGTAAATATTCCAGTTGAACCACCTTTTTGATAGTAGTCAGATAATAGGCTTTGAATTGATTGAATTTGCTGTTTAGCGGTTTCATAGTTTTGTAACTGTGTAGCATTTGTTTGCCCCATTATATTCTTCGCCTGATTCTTAATAACGGTAAATGGGTCATCACCAGATTTTATAGAATTTTTTATATCTTTCTTTTGGTCTTTAGTAAACTTACCAGAACCAAGTATTACATCAATAGCTCCTTGGCCAGATGAATCAACTTTACCTTCTATCTTTCTCTTAGTAAACTGTTCGGCCTGCGCCAACAGACCATCTTTAACTGTGGCGAATCTAACATAATTACCACCCTCGCTTGCTGGTCTAGCAGTTCCCTTGCTAACATTGGGGTGAGATGCTTGGTAGGTTTGACTCCAGGTGATTCCACCAAAGTTATTGTTCTTAACTGCCACATTAGATTGACCACTAATTGACTCTTTCTTTAACAAACCAAGCATTTCTTCCCAGCCTACACCAGTTTCATTAGACACATCAATAATATCTTGAGCTTTTATATTACTCTTAGACATATTAGTGCTTATATAGTTTTCTAGGTCTGAAACATTATTTAATTTTCCAACGCTATTTATACTGTCTTGAACAGATTGTATGTATGCTTTTTGCTGTTCAGGTGTTCCTACGGCATTATATGTTGACCAATCATAACTATTACCAGATGGGCTGTTAATAATTGATCCGCTAGTGGTTCCGCTAAATGGAGTTCCTGTATAAGTAGTTCCATCAACCTTTTTAAATGAATCACTAGCCTTGTCATAATAACCATAAACATCTTCGTATGTTTCAGTTTCTTCATTATATTCTTTACCTATAACCTCAACATTTTTATCACTATTTGCTAAAAAGTTTCTACCTTTCTTATAAATCTTATTACCGACCCTGATAATATCATTTTCAGTTAGACCTCTTAATAATGACGGATTTGTAATTAAAGTAGCACCAGAGGCGGCCAAAATAGCTTCTCCTGCATCTTTAGCATTGCGTATAGTATTAATGGTGTTCATATCAGCTCCATTTTTAGCAGCCTCTAAAGCGATATTATTTACTTCAGTTTCAGTTGCTTTCTGCTCATTGACTAATCTTAATCTTTCATTTAATAAGGCAGTCTGTGCATCGGCTTTCTTTTGGTCAGCACGGCTTAAATCATTATACAGGAACTCTATTTGCTGTAATTGCTGTTTTAATTGATTTTCCATTGGCTCATATTTGACATTGATAGCGTCTTTAGCGGTATTTTGAGCTAATGTTATATTTCCTTGTAAGGCTTGGGCGATAGCAGATAAACCACCAACCTCGGAAGCCTGTTGTCTTTGAAGTAAGGCCTGCCTTCCGTAGATAGATGAGGCACTGGCAACACGACCTTCTTGGGCAGTAATGGCGTTTTGAAACTCAGCTGTCTTAGAGGCTATTTGACGATTAATATCTTGTAATTGAGATACATTGGCTGTGTAGTTGTATTTCTCTAGTTCTGATTTATATTCAGTCCCTTTTTGACCAATTTGAGCTAGTAAATCATTAGCTGAAGTCTGACCAGCGGTTAGTCTTGATTCTAGGGCTTGCTGTTGAGCCTGTTGAGCCGCTAAATCAGCTTGTAGTTGGGTCATATACTGATTAGCACCAGCAACAGTTCCTTGTGGCGATGTCTGATTATTAGCAGTAGCCGCTGGGACATTTGGAGTTCCGCCAGTTAATTGACTGCTAGTTAGATTACTGGCTACATTAGGCACGCCATAGAGTGTATTACCGATAGGGGTAATTTGGCTAAAATTAGCTTGCTGTAAGGCTTTGGTGTTATATTGAGCACCAGATATCGCAACAGAGCCTTGCGGAGCACCCTGAGGCAAACTAGGCTGTTGTGGAGCTTGCGGTGTTTGGCTGGCAGACCAGCCTTGACCAGTCCAATAGCCTAAATCCCCAGTAGGGATTTGCATTGTGTTAGTTCCTTGATAGATTGTTTGAATCGCCATATTTTTAGCTTATTTTAACTTTAATGTATTTACCAGTTTTTCCGTCTGCTCCGTCATCTCCATTTCCAGTTGACTCTGTATTGGTTGGCCCTTTAGCTCCTCCATCTCCACCAAGACCAGCTGAAACATCTATTGAACCAGAGCCTACCAGATATTGATAGATTAGAATTACTAGGCCACCATTACCACCAGCTCCTCCGCCTCCACCACCAGCAGATGTTCTTGGTGTAGAGTCAGAAGCGTCAGTTCCGTCTGCGCCATTTCCCCCCTTAGCCTCTATATAATTATTCCCGTTGACCGTGTTTATTGATTTTGAGGCAAGATAGACAATTCCCCCGTTTCCGCCAGCTCCTCCTCCATTTCCAGCCACGCTCTCATTTCCGTCAGTAGCACCGCCTCCACCGCCTCCGCTTGAGGCTGTCATTGATAAAGTTTCGCCTGAAGAAACACCTTTAACAATAGATATTCTTGATATTCTTTGTATGTTCTCAGTATCCAAGGAAACTGTTGTCAGTATCATTCTTTCTTGACTTTCAAAGACAGCATTTTCACCAGCAGATGTCCCGCCAGCTCCGCCTGTTCCACCAACTTTTGCTGCACCAATATTGGCATCTCCACCATCACCACCAGCAGAGCCAGCTAGATTGGAGATACTTGTTGAATTAGAGCCAGCAGTTCCAGGATAGCCAGCTGAACCACCGCCACTGTATTCACCGCCAGAACCACCGTTCCCACCACCATAAGCACCCTTTATTGTCCCATCTGCCAAAGCAGCACCGCCAGTCTGGTCAACTCCGTTATTACCATTTCTAGCAATCTTGCCAGTTCCAATAAATGTAGTAGTTTCTTTGACAAATATCCTATAACCATTAGGATTTAAAGTAACCTCATTATTTATTGTAAGGTTATTATAGAACATATCGGCAGCAAGGTCTGTATTAGTTGCTATTACAACATCTCCATCTCCGCCATCTCCAAAATAGTTATTTTCGTTAGAACCACTAACTACTATCCAGACTCCGTTTAACCTCAAATACTTAAAAGAATCACCAGTGTCGGTCACATAACAGTTAAACTCTTCCCCGTCTATCGCTTGTCTGGATAGATAATTAGCAAGCTCAGCAGAGGTCATCCTTATAGTCGGGATAACATTAAAGACCTTTATCTTCTCGGTGTTTATTCCGTCGTGATTGTGATTTTGTATCTCTGTTAATTCTGCCATATTAAGGTATTAATCTAACATATTTAAGCATAGGAGAGGTTAGGTTCTTTCCATCAAGCTCAATTTTAATTTGTAAATCAATGATGTTTTCTATTGGACAATCTACTTTTATATCTTTTATAGCACCGAATGTAGAATAATCAACGGTCTTAGCAAGTGTCCAAGAAGACTCGTCATCTCTGCGGTAGCTAATCTTTATTCCCTGGTCAGCAGCAAGATTCCTTAATAAGCATATTTGTAATGTCCTAAATGTTTTTTTGGAATATACTTGTCCGATTGTTATCAGGCCAGTTGTTATATTTGACTCATAACCATCATAACAATAATAAGTTGAAGTTCCTTGACCGATTAATGGTTTATACAAATAGCTTTCTATGGCATAAGTATAGCTACTTGTATCATTGTCATAAGATGAGCTTCCAATAAGAACATTATCACCGTAAGAGAAGATTGAGTATATCTTACCATAAGATACTCCATTGGCGTCAGTTTCTTCTCCGTAACTAGATATGTTCTTTTTAATTAGCGTCTTAGTATCTATATTATAAGACATTAAATAATTTCTGACAGTTGTTGCTGTTGACAAGAACGATATAGAGAATAAAATCTCTCTACGATATAGCAGTGTTGAATTAACAGTTATATCAAAATTACCATAATATTCAGCAGCAATTTGCTCTGGGACTCTAAGTAATAAATTAGAAGATGCTGTATTAGCAACATAAATAGCTCCATTGTTTCCAGCGAAAATGTAGGCAACATTATCAACAACTTCAATAGACTGAACATTCTTTTCTTGAAGTCTAATGAAAGATGTAAAAGATGGACTTTTCTTGTCCCAAAAATAAACCTTGTCAGCTCCAGTCCCAATAATTAAATACTCGTTTATTTCTCTGATTACGGTTATTTGTCCATTATACTCAAACGGTATTGTTGTTGCGTCTGTGACCACTGAAAATGTAGTAGCGTCTGTTGGGTCAAATGTTTTAGTTGGAACTTCCTCAAACATACCAACTCTCTCATACCTTCCAGCAGCAGAGCCGTTATAGAAGTATATTGAATCATCATTTGTGCTTAAAAACGGGTTAGCATCTCCAGCTGATAATGTTGTTCCAGCAAAATCATTATTCCAAATAATAGTATCGCTTGTTACGCTTCCCATACTAGTTAGAGCGTCAATCTTTGAACCAGAGAAAACTAATATATATCCTTTATAATAAATTATTCCACCACAGTTTCCAGTTGATGTGTTCCCGTCTATTAAATACCAAGGAGATTCAGTTTCGCCAGGCCCGGCAAGCCAAACACGCCTATCTTCATCAACTGCAAATATAACACCATTGTTATTAACAGTCCATCCAACTATGCTCTTTGGCATAATCGGTGTGACAGTATGAGTTCCAGAGCCAGTCCCAGCGGTAATTGATGTATATCCAGAGCCCTTGATACTAGGCTTCATTTTATAGGTATTAGTAGCAGTTTTTTCTAAATAATAAATTGTATTTGCTACTAACCCAGTCGGTAGTGTTCCAGTAGTTGAAACCTTTACTGCTATAAAATCACCCTCTCCACGATAAGCTATCGGACTAGTTGTTACTATTCTATCGGTTGTAACAGTAAATGTTTGAGGTAAAATAGTTTCTTGAATCTTGTTAAGTTTGAAACCAACAGAGGCAACGCCTGGATTATCAGTGACATTAACACCCATCATATCAGCAAAGTTTGATAGTGTTGAACTACCAATTCCTTGTTGAAATCCGTCTATTGATAAAGAGCCGTCTTTTTCTATTGTAATTGGTGTATTTGCCATAAAATTGTATTAGTCTGTCCAATAAGAAAATCCTGTTAAAGTTGCTTGAGATTTTACCATAACAATTTTGTTGTTTAGATGTAACATTCTATTGATTGTTGCTGGTAAAACAACATCATTGGAAGATATTAGTGTCCCTGACGAATCGTGCTTGTTTATATTTGACGTTGAAGTTGCAACATAAAAATAAGTCCCAGTAAATAGTAGTCCGATTGGCGTTCCGATACTGGTGTCTAGTGTTATATCTCCAACATCAGTAAGCGTTGTCCCAGACATTGAACACTTTGTAAGTATCTCTTTAGTAGCACTATCTCCAGCTTGATTGCTAAGATAAAAGTATGTTCCGTCATATCCCATTATAGAAACAGTCGATGTAGTTCCCATAAAAGAAACTGTCATTTGAGTTGAACCAGAGCCGTCTGCCTTAGCTAGCCTATAAAGACGAGTTTCTGCTGTTTTTGTTAATAGTATGTAGATATAGCTTCCAGCAATAACTATGCTTGCGATTGCCGTTGCATCTGCCCAGATAGATGTAATTGCTACTGACCAGTGAGAACCTGTGCTAATAGTATAGGCAGTTAAAACATTACCAGCACTAACACTAATCAGCTTGTCGCTGTCGTCAGAATAAGTAACCTTGTTCATAGTTGTAGAACCTTCTGGCCAACAGAAACCAGGAGATATTGTTCCTCCTCCAGCAGTAGGGGCAGCCCACTCAGGAGCAGTAGCACCGCTATTCATTGTTAATACCTGCCCAGCAGTTCCCTTTGCTAGGCGTTCCCACTCAGTTCCACCTCTATATAAAATGTCACCTGAAGCCTGTGAAGCAGGGCTTGGAACTCTTTTACCCTCAACTTGTATAAATCCAGCAGCACCACGGTCAACAGTAGTATCTGAGGCGTGGCCTAGATTGATTGAACCAACACCTAAAGCGGTTGAGGTTGAAGCTGTAATACCAGAAACAGGCAATCCAGAACAGTTAGTAAGAGTTCCTGAGCTTGGAGTTCCCAAATCACCACCTGACAACAGTAATGTCCCAGTAGCGGCTGGCATTGTAATCGTGTAGCTAGTTCCACTTGTATTAGCAGTAGATAATGTGGTAACTCCAGTTGAAGTTCCTTTCATTAAAATCTTATCCTTGTCAAAAGTCTTAGCACCAGTAACCGATTGAATACCAGCTAAAGTCATATCACCACTTGCGGCATCTCCCCAAGTAGCATCGCCATCAGCATCAGAAACTAATACTTTACCAGCACCAGCACCAGTTGTTAATTTAATTGCTGCAAATGTAACTGTATCGTCAGTGTCTAAACCAAGACTATCTCTAGTTGCCTGAGTAATCGTTGACGAAACTACTGGATTGGCTGGGTCGGTAGAGTCAACAGAAATACCTGTTCCAGCGACAACTGATGTCATTAGTCCGTCAGAACCTGCTGGGCCAGTATCACCCTTATCACCTTTATCTCCCTTTGGTATTCCAAAATCAAAAATAGCAGCACTTGTAGTTCCAACATTAGTTACAGTAGCACTTTCCCCAGCCGCTAAAGTTGTGGTAGTCCCAGCGTCAACGGTAGCAGCAGTTCCAGTATCACCTTTATCGCCTTTTAGTTCAGACTTTAGGGCTTTTTTAGTAGTCCCTGAAGCTGACATTGTTGTATCTGAAATATCCACCACCACGACCAAATCGTCATCTGCGACTGGTGATAGGCTAGTTAATGCTGAAATCTTTTTATCTGCCATATTTGTTATTTATTGTCATTAGTATATACCGATGTGTTTTTAGTGTCGTCAGTATAAATTGAGCTTTCCTTGTTGTTGTTTGACTGGTCTAAAAGTATCTTAAATCCGTCTTCTAATAAAATAAACGATACAAGGTCTTCTTGTAATAAATACCCGACACCATTGTCATAGGTTGAGGCTTGCTTGTTGTCGTTTGTCCAGCTCATAATTAGAAATATCTACCCTCTTGATTAGGCTCTGGTCGCCAGAGAGTGTTCCACTCGTTATCGGTTAGTTGAATAGTCGGTAATTTACCAATTAAACCCCTAGCTTCTCGGTCAATCATATAAAGACCAGCTCGTTCAGCGTTGACTTTTAATAACTGTCCTCCATAGATAACTCCATAAGAGCCGTTGTCTTTGTTCCTAATCTGTCTTTTGTCGTTATCTTTTAGAAACTTTGCTTTGTCCATCATATCATTTTCAATAATAATTAGCTTACAGCCCATATAAGAAGCTACTCTTTCAGGGCAATATTTCTTAAATCTTTGATTATAGCTGTCGTCTATATCTACATACAGGTTTTTCTTGTCTAAACAGGCGATAGCGTGATTATAAGGAAAGGTAGGGCATAAGACACCTTCTCCGTTCATAAAGCTCACTACGGCGTTCACAGGGCTATATTTAAGCCCTTCCTCTAAGCTGTTGTTCCAAAACCAATACCACTTAAATCTCTTATCAAACTCAGCTTGTAAATCTCTAGCTTCTTGGGTTATTTTAGACTGGTCATACCACTCTTGAATTGTTCTGGCTCTTGGTAAAATACCTTCTGGCAAAGACCATTTACGGCAGGCTTCGGCGGCTTTGTATTGGTAAGTCCCTACACCTAGATTGATTTCAGAGAACATCGCTGGAACTCGGTCATCAAAGTTGATAAATCCGTTCTTAAAATATCCGTTATCCTTTAGCCATTGGACACTAGATGCTGGTATCTTATTATTGTGTAAAAGATACATAAATAAAGACTCCCTGATGTCATTAAAGGAAAATACAGTGCAGGCCGAGGTTTCAAAGTCAACATTCTGTCTTTCGTGTTCTACTGGGTAATCTAACCAGTTTCCAACTTCATTAACTACCTCTGGAGTATCAATATTAACTCCAGCGACATAATCGCCTGGATGACTTCCTAGTATTACGTTGGGAGTAAATTGTTTATTCATTGTCGCAACCTGACTTTGCATCAAAAACTATACGTTCTTTCCACTCACTTTGCTTAGAATCATTCCATTGCTTGACCGGTCGCATATAGCCACAAACTCTTGAATACACCTCACACTCTTGTCGTTCCATATTATTTAACAAATAATTGACTTAGAACAAATAGGATTAAAAATCCACCAATAATCCCACCACCCCAAACTAAGACATCTTTGACCCACATTGGAGCAAACTTTTCTTCCATTTTTTCAATACTTGTATCTAACTTAACACCAAACGCCACAATCATTGCCTTAATCTCATCGTGGTCTTTCGTATTCTGCTCCATCATAGTTTCAAGCTTAGTTATTTTAGACTCCTGACTTGCCATATTACTTCTTATAGATGTTGTTTGTAGCAATATTGGCAGATAAACCAAGAGCAGCCAAGATTAAAGAAATCAATTGAGCCACATCTTGAGGAATTACATTTCTACCAATTAAGAAAACTAAGATAGCACCAAGAATAGTAGCGATAGTAGTTTTCTTTCCACTTAACCATAATAGTAATTTTTCCATACTTTTATTTTTTAGTTTGTAAACTATTTAATTCATTTTGCTTTTCTCTTAACTTTAGATTTAGTTTTTCTAACTCAATTAGTTATTTAATTATTTATCTAATAAGGAGTTTATTTCTGTTCTTAATGATACTAGTACTGTTTTTTTTGCCTGTAATTGTGCTATTTCTGAATTTATTTGAGTTATGTCATCATTTAATTGTTTCTTGGTAATTATTCTAATTTCATCTGGAATTGTTTGAGGTTTATCATAATAATCTCTTATGCTAGAGTCGTTTATTACTATAAATTCTTCTTTGTTTTTTCTTATAATCATATATTTTATTTAATTATTACCAAGTTGCTATTGCACTTCTTTTCCAAGTATTAGTAGCTACGCAAACATATATATAATTAGCATCCCAACATATATCTCCTGCATTTCCTGTTGCTCCTGATGTTGCTGGGGTTTTAGATGTTCTTACTCTTACTATGTCAGAATTGACATCTAGTAATGCAGTTGGCTCTATAGTGCCAACACCAACCTTACCACCACCACCTAAAGAAAGTATTTGATTTGCTGGCGTTGCGTTATTGGTTCCATATATTAAAGCACTTGTTCTACTTAATGCCTCAGTTGTTCTATCTAAACTATCTATTATTAAAGTATTTGCACCTGTTTCATATTTACCAGCATAATATCCTAAAAATATATTATTTCCAGTGGTAACTGTCCCTGCTCCAGCATAATAACCAACTATTGTATTGCTTCCACCTGTTTTTATTGCCTGTCCAGCTCTCATACCAATAGCAACATTATAATAATTACTATTTCCTGCCACGCCTGCAAGTGCATTCCAACCAACTGCAGTATTTGAACCACTTGCCGTTCCTATATTAGCACCAGCAAAAGTTCCAAGAACTGTATTATAATTTCCACTAGTTACAGTAGTCAAAGCGTATCTACCAACAGCTACATTATCAGTCCCGGTATTCACAGCAGAACCAGCATATGAACCAATAAAAGTACTGCGCATACCTGATGTAATTGATTTTCCTGCGTTTGCTCCAAATAAAGTTGGTTCTCCTGCACTCGTAATACTTGAACCAGCTAAATAACCAAACATTGTAGCATTAGTATCAAGCAACATTGCTTTTGTGCCATTTATAGTTATCTGATTATTTGTTGAATTCGGTTCCCAATACGGAAATAAAGCACCAAGCGATGCATCTGCAATATTATCTACATAAGTAGTATCAGTATTATTAGCTATCGTTACTAAAACTTTTGCAAGCGTTGATACTTCTCCAACCGCAGTTCTATATATTATTCTACCAGTTACACGTGGGTCAGTTGAAACTGGAATTGTTACGGTTACTTGTCTATGAGTTGCATCTGTCGTAATTTTAGATGACAATGGACTAATATGTGTTTTGCCTAATGCTGTTGTGTAAACTACATCATAATAATAATTACCTATTCCAAGATTTCCCACACCACCGTCTGCTATTAAAGCACAAGTTGGTTTAACTGGGTCTGGAACTTGATAAATATCAAATCCTGTATATGAACGGATGGCATCTTCTGATGCAGTTCCTTGCACCTCTAGTTTGTATGCTGGTGTTATTGTACCTACTCCAATATTATTAACATTAACTAAATCTTGTGCATTAAGGTCAACATCTCCAGTAGCACCAGTATAAGGAACAAAACCTGAAGTATCTGACACTAGGTCAAACTTACCTGTTATTGGATTAAAACTAAACTTTTCTGCCATATTATGATTGAATAACTGATTGAATAACTGTTTTGGTCGTATCCGTATAAGTGATTGTTACTGTTGATACTGTCGTTCCATTTAACTTAAACACCCAAACATCATTATTAGAATTAAATGTCGGATATACGGAGTTCCATTTAGGAATAATCAAACCACTTCCAGTATTGCTAGAAATATTAGAAAGGTCAAGCTGACTAGCTTGCGGAAATCCACCTCCACCAGCTGAAACTGAAACCGACATCGCCTTGCCCAATTCTTTAATCTGCGAACTAGACAAACTAACTTTTACTCTGTCGTATTCGGTCAACTCAACTGGAAAACTGACATCCTTAATATCTTTTGAAAGTTCTTTTAACTGATTGACTACTTCTTTCTGATTATCCTTCTTTAATTCTGTCAAAATAGCTGTAAATTGGTCAGAATAGTCTAAACTGTCAGGAATATTCTCAGCTAGATTCTGTATGGCCTCAATTATGGCTGTTTTTAGCTCACCAAGCGATTTTTCTTTCTCGCTGGTATGTTTGGACATCTTAGCCTCTTTTTGTGCGTCTACGGCCATTTTAGAGGCTATGTATTTTTCTACTATAACCTTAACTTGACGAATAGCGTCAATTATGTCGTTTTTAATGTCCTCTGGGTTGGAAATTGAGATTTCTTCTCGTTGTTCGGGGAAGATTACCTCTTTTTCTTTGACTTTCTTTAAGACATCTTTGACCTTAGATAGTTCGTCAACAATTTCAAGAGTAGGATTTTTCTCAATCCTTGCCAATCTCTCTAGTCTTTTGATTTGTTGTTTGGTGAACTCCATATTATTTCCAGTTTTGTGACATTCTGCCAATCTTGGGAAGCATAGTCTTGAATCTCTTGCCGTAAAACTCCTTGATAGACTTTTCTAATCTCATAGCGTCTTGTAATAAAATAGCGAGAGTAGGGCTTTGTGGTTGTTTTACTTTTAACCACTCAATAGCGGCATAGATAGGCAATATTTCGTGATATGGTGAGGCAAATCCTGGTGTCTTAGTTGTATCAGATGTAGCAAAATCAACGCTATCTCGGTCAAAATAGACCTTTAATCCGCCAGTTGAAGCGTAGTTTGGTGCTGGAAACAGCTCAATGGTGTTGTTTAGTAGTCTGTAATATAGCAATGGTCCATTATCTTTCATAAACTCATCAACAGCTTGGCCAATTGAAGGTGTTGTTAATGGGGCAAGAACTGTCCATAGACCACCTGTGTCTTTGGCTTCAATTCTTTGGACTGTTAAGGCGGTGTCAGGTAGGGCGTATTTAGCCTGACCACTAACTAAATCGGTAGTTGACTGTGGTAAGTCGGTATTGTTTCCATCATCATATTGCCAATTACCAGTTGACATAAAAATCAAGTGCCAAACACGGTGGTTGACACGGTTGATAGTGGAGGTCATTTCCTTTAATCTAGTAGCATCACCGCTAATATAGGTCTGGCCGAGGTCTGTTAGCCTCTCCACGGTTTGTATAATCCCCGAAAGATTTGTTGTATCGCTGTAATTCATATTATTTTAATTTATCTATAATGTATTGCTTAACCTCATCGTGATGCTCATATACCCTGTCTATCATTGACTTTCCGTGTTTCCTATAAAGAAATAGCGGTTCTCTGATTACTGTTATTGTATATCCAGCCTTAGTTGCTTGAGCCCAGAAATCCCAGTCCTCGTAGCCAAGCTTCATATTTTCATCATAACCCTCTACTGTTTCCCAAATCTCTTTCTTATAGAGTGAGCAGCAGTTTATTTGATTATCAACAAGGAACATTTCTTTGGTCGGGTGTATCGGCTGATAGTCCCATAGATGATTGGTGTCCCCGAACTCCTGTTGTGCTGTGCTTACTATATCATCGTTAGCTTCTAGGCACTTTTCAACAAACTCAGGTAATATCTTATCATCAGCATCTAGGGTCAAAATGTATTCTCCAGTAGAGGCTTTTATACCAGCATTTCTAGCACTTGATAATCCACCGTTTTCTTTCTCTACTAGTTTAACTGGATACTTTCTAGCAACCTCACTAGTATTGTCTGGACTTCCGTCATTTACTACTATTACCTCAACATCCTTGTGTGTTTGATTTAAGGCACTTTCTATCGCCTCTGGAAGCCAGTGTGCTTGATTCCAACAAGGTATTATTATACTTACTTTAGACATACCATTCACAAGACTTACATAAATCAAAGTTCCCACTCCTATACAAATCATTAAAGTTCTGCCCTAGTAGGTTTCCAAGCTTGTGTTTTAACCCATAATCCATACAGCATAGATAAACATCTCCATTTGGCAATACTACATTCTGTCTATGCTCTGGTGATTTCTTACAATAACTTCCCTTACTTTCTGTTTTCCATAGATTACCAGCCCTAGATATAGTGTTGCTTCCGTCTATTAACACACTATCAGTAGCAAATGGTATAAACCTCGTTCCTTCTCTTCTGTGTATGTGGAACTCCTTGAATGGCATTTTCTTAATCTTTTCATAGACCTCATCAGTCATTCCCATAGTTGTAGTGTAGACCACTACTTGATGTCTTTCAAGTGCTTCTTCAAGCAACTCAACAGCCATTGGATTAAAGAACAACTCAGAGAACCCAGAAAAGTGAATGTCTATGTCTGTCGGTGTGTTTTTAAGTATCTTTTTAAATGTATCAAGGCTCATTCTCTTCTCACCCTTATAGCTGTCAATTAACAGCTTCTGAGGGCAATATGAGCACATATTTGGACAACCAATGTAGGTGGTTATCTCAAGGTGGCTCATACTATTTGTCTGCCTTTTTCTTTCTCAATTCTTCGGTGTATTCCTCAACTAAATCAATTATTTCAACCTCTGGTGTCTGCTCTCCGTTAAGATATACCCTAGAAACTATCTCAAACTCACCGAGATTGAGTTCTTTAATGTGTTTATCAACAATAGGAGCTGTCTTGTCTTTTAATTTGTCCATCTTATAGCCTATCTTGGTTCTTTCCTTATCAAGGTCTGCTAATTGTTCATTAATCTTGCCAATTTGACGAAAGAGTAGTCCCCTTTCTGTTAAAATGTCAGCTAATTTATCATTTTGTATTTCTGCTTGTCGCATAGTTTTAGAATAAAGATTTATAAGCTTCTTCCCACTCTTGATAGTGGTCGTTTATATTATAATTTTTAACAACATATTCTCTTGACTTCTTACCCATAGACCTCCGTAGCTCTTTATCGTTGATTAGTCGGTCAACCTCCTTTTTCCAGTCATTATTGTCCTTTATTAGAATACCCATATCAGGCGTAATCTCTTCATAAGGACCATCTTCAAACGATTGGGCTATAACTGGTATCTCGCACATAGCCGCTTCAAGGAACTTTATATTAGACTTACAGCGGTTAAAGTAGTTATCCTTGCGTGGTATCAGCATTATGTCTAGTCTGGCTTCGTTTAGCGTTTGGTTATAGTCGTATCTTTTACACCAGGGGAACTGTGTCATCTTGATACTGTCCCAAAACTCATACTCTTCATTGAAGACCTTTGTGACTAGTGGATTATCCTTGCGATGTTTCATATCGCCAAGACCGAACATAATCATCTCAACATCATCTCTCTCGCTTAGTTCTCTAATTAGTGGCTTAATGTGTATATAGTCATACTCTAGTGCCGCTGAACCAACAATACCAATCCTTACCTTATCAGATTCGTTTCGTAGTGGCTCATCCCAGTCGTCTGGGTCAACATAGTTGGGTAAGACAACAACATTTTTGTTGTGTTCAAGGTATTCTTTTTTTAAGGTTTCTGTGCTAACCGTAACAAGGTCGCACATATCTATAAACTCGTTGATGTTGTCGTATCTCCTTTTAAGATTGTCTACTTTCTTGCCGTCTGGGGTAAATCCACCAAGCGGGTGGTTATCCTGTAAGACATAGGTGTCATCATTGTCCATCACTATTTTCTTACCATCTGCTTTTAATAGCTTGGCAAGATTGTGATACTCTCTCTCTTCTGCTCTATGAAATACTATAACATCAGCACCAAACAGCTTATCTTTTACACTACCGACATCTATTCTTTCCTGTCTTAGGTTAGGTTTATCTGTCCAATATCCATTAAAGGTAGCAGGTAGGTATATTCTTGGATAATTACACCCATCATAGCCACTACCTATCATCATTACTCTGGGACTAGACATACCGTTTATTCCTTATCCTTCGTTTCCTCTCCTGCTGTTTCTGATTGAACTCCCTCTGCATCTCTAACTCCCCCCAAGTTATTCCCAATTGGATTTCTTTGGCCCGAGTAGTATTCTTCTGCTCCTCCTGCATAAATGTGTCCATTAATTATAAACTCTCTGATTCTTTTCGGCTTGGCAGCCATTACGACCTCCATATTAGTATTTATAAGTTAGGACAGCTCCAGTTGCTGCTGGAACATCTTTATTAAAGACCATTTTTACACCTTTAGTGTTTAAGCCTTTTGGCAATTCACAACTATATTCAATAGTTGAGTTTGGAAAATCTTTTGCTTTTTCTATTAATTCCTTTATGTTTGTCATATTGATAAATATTTAATTGCTTTTTTTAGAGTTTTAATATTGTCTTTCATTCTGCCTATTCCAACATTACAATCGTGGCATAATAATCCTCTAACCTTTCCAGTAGCGTGGTCGTGGTCTACACATAAGGTATACTTCAGTTCAGATACATTTACCCCACAGATAGCACATTTATTATCTTGTTTGTCTAACATTTTCTGATACTTTTCTTTATCAACTCCGAACATTCTTATTCTTCTATTAGTAGAAGTTTGCTCGGTTGTTGCCACCCATTTGTCTTTATTATCTTTATAATATTGATTCATTTGTGGTTTTCTTTTCTCAATAATCTTTTCTTTATTTTTTGCGTAATATTTATCATTACGCCTTTTCATACTAGCCTTAGCTTCTTGGCTTGTTTTGTCTTTGTATGGCATATTGCTTCCAATCCACCTCCAGCAAATCGGATTGGACTGATTGCTGGAAGGGAACAATAATTATATTAAATTAGTTGTTTTTTGCTAATATTACACGGCACTAGTCTTAATCCACACGCCCGAGGTATCTCTGTTCTCAATAACTCCGAAGACAACATCAGCGGTAGTAACAGTAGATAGATACTGTGGAATGTAGTTAGACTGGACACGCATAATAGTAGAGGCGTGAACGATAGCATCCTTATGAGCCAAACAAGAGTTAGCAGAACCATTAGTTGAGCCAATTCTATCACTCATAATTACAGGGATACCATATAGGTAGCCGATATGACCCTTTAACACTGGGTCAGAAGCGTTGGTATTAACCAATAAGCTGAAACGGTCAATAGCCTGTAAATCAGACCAAACCTGCTTAGGTGATAAGAAAAAAGCACGGTCACTTTGTGGGACACTAGCTTCATCAAGATACTGGATAGCTCTGCGGACATTGGAGTCAGCTAGAGCAGCGGTGGAAGCACCAACAGTCTGACTGAAACCAACGAACAATGCTAAAATAGCATCTTCATACTTAGCAGCTACGGTATAAGCGGCATTGTCAGCCAACTTAGCCATATAGTTGTAAGATTTCTTAACCTGTTCAGCTTCTTTGTCCTCAATAGCAAACGAACATTCATACCAAGTATCAACAGTTAAGGTGACTTGGTTGTCAGTTGGGTTATTAAGGGTTACGACAGTCGCATTTGATTTGCTATGAGCTGTCATCTCAGTGATATTTGGAATCAGCAAGGTCTTTGCACCACTAGAAATATCAGAGGATAAGTCAGTGAAGAAAGCAGCCGCTTTCAAGTTATCACGGTAAAAGTTATTCATTCGTTCAGCAAACAGTCCAGGAATAACACTGGCAAGAGTGATATTTGTTTCTGTTGCTGTAGGAAAGGCTCCTGTGGCCATAGTTTAGTTTTTGTCAAATCTAGTTAAGTCCGATTACTCGCTTGTAATAGGCTTCGTGTTCTTCACGAGTCATTTCCCCTACTGGTTTTTCGGTCTTATATTTGCCTACTCCACCTGATGCTGGAAGTGCGGCCTGTTCTGATTTCTCTTTCTTCTTGCGAGCTTCCACTTTAGCTTTAAAGAGGTCATCTTCAATAGCAACTAATGGTGATACGCCTTCTAACTTTGAAATCTTGTTAGCGAGTGATACCTCGTCATCTGTGTAGCCTTTGGCATACAAGATGGCTTCTTCACGGGACAGGCTAGATTGATTTTCTTTAGGTTTATTAATAGCCTCTCTTTTAGCTTTCGCAAGGGCTTCGGCTTTTTTTGCCCTTTCGTATAAGTCCCTATTCTTCTGTTGTAGGGCTTCATAGTCCGCAACAGTAGGGGTGTTATCGTCTTCAACCTCATCGGTATCAGACCCTTCTTCGACATTTAGAGAGTCGTCGTTCTCGGTGGATTCATCCAGGGATGTTTCCTCATTTAGCTCTTCAGCCATATTGTTTTGCTCCAGGGAGCGTTATGATTGGTTTAAGTGTCCAATCTTCACGCAGTAGCCCAGGACTTGAACCTGGGTGTGTGCCACTCTACCTCCAGGGCTTATCGTCTTTCTTGTAGTCAATCCCAATAAGCTCTAGTTTCTTAACAACACTATGAATTTTCTCCACAGCAATTTGAGATGCCCTTACTTCTACGGCAATCATCTCTGGGGTTTTATCCTTAGTATTTATTGATAAAGGTTTATTCTCTATCTCGTTAGTAATGAACTCTTTTATTAGTTTCCAGTCATCAGTTTGGACAAACGATTTAAGACTCATACGCTTTATTGATTATATTCTTAAACTGTTCAAGCGATAACTCTTTCTCAAATATCTTTAATTCCCAAAATATCCACATTCTATTAGTGAAATTTTTACCTACAATCATCATATTCTTATAAAGTGCGGCGACTATCTCTTCACTTGGTTTTTTCTCTATTAAGACCGATGTTTCCATCTGCTTATTATCTTCTACGCCAGCCAATGTTATAACCATCGGTTCGTTATCCTTTAGTATTATGGTCATACAACGTTAGCTTGTGCTAGTAATTGGTCTGGTTTCTTTGGCTCAGGTAATGTCTGACCAGTAGCACCTTGCTGTATCTGCTGAACCTGTTTAGGTGTTAGTTTCCACCAGCTAATTCCGTTATTCTCTAGGTATTGCTTAAATAGTGGTGTATCTGTGGACGCTGGGTTAGCTCCTTGTATCTGTAGGGCATTGAACATAGCATCGTTCATAGCAGACTTATCAATAGTTTCATCAGTAGGCATCATCTTGATACCATACTTGAAGTTAAAGAAGTCTTTTTCTAGTTCAATCTTACGGCCAATATCTTTAATGGTGTTCTCTAGTTCCATTGTAATCTGTTGCTCTACCTCTGGGGTGATTGGCCCAGTCTTATTTGGGTCAGCATTTAACAAATACTCTTTCTTCATCCAGTTAATCATTGTCTTATCATACATCTCAATATCTTCATCATCCTCGGCTAATTCAATGACTGAGCCTTTGTTCCAGTCCTTAATTAATACTGGAAAGATGTCAGTAATTAAGATTGAGGCTACTTTCTCACCTAGATTCTGCTTATAGGCAGTAAAGGCTGATTGAGCTGCTGAATTAACAACAGCAAGGCTTCTAAATGGTGTTCCCGATGGGCTATTGCCGCCCTGTATAATTTCAGGAGTTAAACATATTCTATCAGCTTGGGCTTCAATCATTTGAACCTCTTGGATAAACGACTGTAAGCCTGTATTAGTAATACCTATCTGTTGTAGTGTTCCATCAGGGATAATTTGGCCGTTAATTGCCTGCTCAAGGACATTTCCTACTGAGTCTGGGCTTTCACTCCTTAATAAGAGTAATGAGGCTATTTCGGTCGCCTGTGCGTTCTGATTGACTAACTGATTAATGCGTTCTTGTAGCTTGAATAATCTCTCAACAACACCAACTCTTAGCCAACGACCACGGTATCTACCAAGATGGAAGTCATAGTATGGAAAGTCTTTTTCCTTGTTAGCGTCTTCGGTGAATAGAATAATCTCGTCTGCTCCATATCCATAGCCAATAGTATGCTTATAGACAGGCTCACCATCTTCCATAAAGTATCCCCAGAACTCCCAAATCTCATACTTGTCTTTCTTTTCTCCCCAAATATCTAAGACCTTTTCAACATTAGCACTATCCCAGACATATTTCTTTTCCCAAAGCTGTTGAGAATCAAGCCTGTGTAGTTCAACTAAATCAACATCATTAATACATTTTGCTGTCTGGTCAAAGTATAGATTGGCTAGGTCGCACTCTTCTAATTCAATCTTTCCTTTTTTCTTGTATTTCTTCCAAACAATAGAACCATAAGTAGCTTCACCTTCTGATAAATCATTTAAGGTCTGATAGAAGTCTGACTCCTTAAACCATAAACGAGCTTTCTTTCGTAAAGCCCAAGACTGGAACATATTATATTCACCATCTGCGTATGGTAAAAAGTCCTTTGTATCTACTCCCAATAGTTTGGCAAAGTGAGTAATACGAGAATTACTGATGTTCCAAAAGATACCATCATCTCGTTCTAAATACTTATCGTTGATATAAGCGTTAATGCGTTTGATAGTTTCTCTTTGATTAAAAACAACAGGCTCTAAGTCCTTGCGGTCAACGACAGTTATCTTGTCGCTTTCTGCGTTGTCAATAATCTTCTTTACTTTGTCCGAAATGTTTTTGAACTCCATATTTTATTTATATAGTTTCTTTGGTTGTAAGCTGTCAAAGATATTTACTCTCGGCTTATATGAATCAAGCCCATATCTAATCGCATCCATTGAGTGGTCAAAGCCAACATCTGGGACATTTAGTATCTTTCCGTTCTTGTCTGTCTGCCAGAGATAGTTTCTATACTCCTTTATAACATTAATGCTCTGCTTGGTGACTGATATTCTTTGGTCTTGGACATACTGTATACCTTGGTTGATACTCCCTGGGCCTTTCTGAGCTGGTATAATGTTAATTCCGTAAGACCTTATCTCGTCTATACTTTTAGGCTCTGCTGAATCAGCTACTACTAATGCTCTTGGAATATTTATTAGAATATCAGAAATCTGTTTGTTGCTCAAGCCTTTTTGATGGGTTATCTCATCTAGGATAAAGCCACCATTATATTTGTAAATTGCTACGATTGATGTTGGGTCATTAGAATATCCAAAGTCTAGTCCGTATCTCTCTAGTCTGGCTTCGTGTGGTATAGAATCAATAATCTGCCAGTCTTTATAAATCTTACCTTCTACCTCTCCAAGTTGTCCTAGTCCATATACCTGCCACCAGTTCTTATTATTCTTACGAGCTTCAATGGCTTGGACTATGTTATCATCTAGGGCTTCGTTGTCCTTATAAGTTAGGGTAATAAAATCTACATCGTTTCTATTGGGTAAAATATCAGTATAAAAGTAGAACTCATTTGTCGGATTCCAATCAAGAAAGCAAAACTCTTTTGTTCTAACCTCTAATTGGTTGAAAGCGTCTAAGGTTGTATTATTAGCTTCGTTTATAAATAACCTATCACGCCTAGCACCTCTTAACTTATCTCCATTATCAGTTGAAAAGAACTCTATCTGTGAACCTGTTTCAAATGTGTATATAGAATCAGTAGCGTTCCAGTCCCTATCATTCCAGTATCCGTGTGACTGCATTATATTCTTAAAATCTCTGATAGCACCACGCTTTAGATGTGGTATGCTCTCTGCTACTACCGAGGTCAAAGTCTTCTTCTTGTCTGATTGAGCTAGTGCTATTAAGTAAAGTAATATTGATATTGTCTTACTAGCAGAAGTTCCACCAGCACAAGCTCTAATCCTCTGTTTCAGGTTCGCTATCTTTGTTGTTGCTGTTGTCTGTGAGAATAACATTTAATGGTAATATGGGTGTTGGTAATTGCTTACCATCTGATTTTATATCTAAATTCTTACTTAGTTCGGCTACATAGTTCAAAAACATATCCATAGCTTTCACATCTCCAGCTTCAGCTTTTTCCCTTAATTTGTCCAATACTTCTGGTAAAGATTTCTTTACTAAACTTACAGCTATTTTAACAATCTTCTTCTGATTGTTTATATCGGAGGACTGATAGTAATAAGTTGATTCAGATATTCCCCATTTACTACAAAATTCGGCTACTGTTTCTTGCCTAGCCGCTTTAGGTATTGCTTCTCTATTAATCATTTCATCTACCCAATTTTCCATATTATCACTTAATTCTCCAATGCTCATTATAAAAATTACTCTCTTGATTACAAAAAGGACATAAGCCTTTAGTTTCGTCTTTTATATTTCTAACTGACATCCAGTTCTCTACTTTATCAGACTCTTGGCCTATGATGTATTCTTGATAATTTGCTCCACACTTTTCACAGTTAAGCATTTGATTTCTTATCTTTCTTATAATATGGATTAGCCTTACTTCCAACTAAATAATGCTCGTGCCAAGTTTCTCCTTTCCACCAGTCAATAGTTATTACTGGAAACTTTGTATTATGAAATGATAGACCAATTCCAAATAACTTGATTCTCATAAATTATATTTAGTATTTGAGCCTAATATAGGACTTGAACCCATAACCTACAGTTTACAAAACTGTTGCTCTGCCATTGAGCTAATTAGGCATAGACGGGAAGTAATATAAACCCCGTCTTCCATTTTTAACGATAAATGTCTAAATCGCCACTCCTACTAACGAATTTGTGCCGCTGAGTGGTTGCTTCACCGATTCAGTAGCTAATGTGCAATGGTAATACAATCATTACAAGCCCATTATACCATATTTTGATTAACCTTGCAAGTGATATTTGGTCAGATTATACCATTTGACATATTCAGAATAATTTGCTAATATAAAGGAGCTTGTTAAAGCAGGGGACATATGCCTAATTAAAATAACCTTGATGCAAAAACAATTATTATACAAAAGAAAGACCATTGAAGGCGACACGGTTGTTTGACAGCTGTGTCCCCTTGAGTGGTTTTTTATTTATTTCATATCGTTGCTGTCTATGAATAAACTGAAACAAAGAGATACTGGATTTACTATGGTATCTAATAATCCATTATGTGATAAAGAATTGTCTTTATCTGCTAAAGGCCTTTACTCTTATTTAAGGTCAAAGCCCGACAACTGGCAATTTTCATCTGAAAGGCTTGAGTGTAAAGAGTGTCCTGATACTATTAGGGTATATCTAAAGGAGCTTGAAGACTTTGGACTACTTATTAGAAAGAGGAAACCAGACGGAAGAATGGAGTATTTTGTCCAACATAAGCCTCTCCTGAAAAAAGCCTCTCAGGAAATCTTCCTGACAGGAAATCTTCCTGATGTAAGTAATACTGAATTAAATAATAATACTGATATATATAATAATACTAATATCATTAGCGAACCAAGTTCGCAATCAAGTGAAGTCAACCTAGTATTACAAGAGTTCTACAAAATAAACCCAACACTTAACTTCGGTAATAAAACCCAAAGGAAAGCCGTGGAAGATTTAATCAAGATGTTCACCGCTGAAAAGTTAGTCTTGATGGTTAAATGGTATGCCACACAAACTTCTAATACTTATTGTCCAGTAGCAACTAACCCTTTAGCCTTTAAGAACAAAATAGCCGAGATTAAAATGTATGCTGATAAGCAAAAGACCAGTCAAAAATCAAAGTTCGTCAATTTAGACGGCACTAGTATTTAATAATATGAATTATAGAATTAATATGAATTATAGAATTAAAATGATGGATGGTGAAACAATAATAATCAGTGAAAAACAATTTAACAGGATTATAGATGAAATAACTGATTGTCCAACTGGAGTTATATTCTTAGTTGAACAAAAATCACTAATCAACAGGTCATCAATATCTTCAATAAGTCCAGCAATTAGCATTATATAAAATTATGAAAACTATTTTCTATTCAAAAGATTGTCAGTTCGTATTACAGGATGATGAGTTCACTGCTTTTATTGATAAAGCAAATAAAGGCGAAAAGGTTTGGATACCACGATTAAAAGTGTTTTTGTCTGGTATGTTCATTTGGGCTGGTGAAAAACCAGTAGTGTCTGACCCCAATATCATACCAATCGGACACGGTGATTTTGCCGTTAAAAAGTTTGGTGATTGGTATAGCCAATATAGCGGAGCTAAACTTGATATGAAAATCTATGGATACTTAAATGAACCAGTAGAAGAAAATGTTGAACTATTAGAGTCAGAAAACAAAAAGCAATTACAATAATAATATGATAACAAAGGACAAAAGAGAAAGGATAATTAAAAAAGTAAAAGATTATCAGCAATGTCTTGGTTTAGGTCATTGGGAATTAAACATATTATTCAGTCCAATTAAAGTTAAAGGTATTAAAGGAATTGTGGCAGGACAATGTGATTGTAATAGTAGATATTTATTGGCAGACATAACATTTAATTCTAAACTTGATAATATTCACGATGAAACTATAATACACGAATTATGCCACTGTATATTAGCAGAGATGCAGGGATATTGTGAAAGTAATGGATTAAAAGATAATTGGACACAATATTTTAATGAAAGAGCAACTTCACATATTTCTAATATGTTTGTTAAAATCATTAAATCAAAGCTAAAATAATATGAAAACTTTAAAAGAATTGTTTAACGAGGCAGGCTCTTGGGCTGGCGTGTCAGAAAAGGCCTCTAATCGCCTCATAGAGAGAGGTTATATCTATAACCCAGTCTTTGGCTGGGAAAGACCTGAAACTATCACCTCGTTCCAATTAGACCCCAATATGGAAGCTATACCTTCAGAAACTAAGTTTGACAACGAATTAGGTCATAACTGTAAAGGAGCTAATGCTCAATGGTTAAAGTTTCATAATTACAAGAAAGCAAAGTCTATGGCAGATTATGCTAACTTCAAAAAAGGACAAAGATTAGAAAATTTAAGTTTATAATATGGAAAAACTTTATTTAGGAGATTGCCTTGATGTATTAAAAACCTTACCAGAGAATAGTGTTGATAGTATCGTAACAGACCCTCCAGCAGGAATTTCTTTTATGTCAAAGGGCTGGGACTCTGACAAAGGTGGTCGTGATAATTGGATAGAGTGGATGTCTAATATAGCTAAAGAGTGCTTAAGGGTATTAAAACCAGGTGGACACGCTTTTGTTTGGGCTTTACCAAGAACAACTCACTGGACTGCTACTGCTTGGGAGAACGGAGGATTTGAACCTAGAGATGTTGTAGCTCACTGTTTTGGCTCAGGATTTCCGAAAAGTTTAAATATCGGTAAGGCGGTGGATAAGTTGCAGGGGAATAAAAGAGAAGAATATGTTGATGAAGATTTTATAAAACGAAATCCAAAAGATAATAGTGATGGAGTTTTTGAAAGTGGGTTAAAAGACGGAATAGATGGAGCAAAAAGAACCAAAGGCACTTCCCCTTTTGAAGGTTGGGGAACTGCTCTAAAACCAGCTAGAGAAGATTGGTGGCTTATGAGAAAACCAATTGAAAAAGGATTAACCATAGCAGAGAACTGTCTTAAATATGGAACAGGTGGAATAAATATAGATGAGAGTAGGGTGGGAACAGAAACTATGCCAGAGCAAAAAAGAGGAAATAGTGTAAATACAGATTTTATGAGTGGTGGAATAACAGAAGAACATACTGGTCGCTTCCCTGCAAATTTACTGCACGACAATAGTGAAGAAGTAAGAGAGTGTTTTCCTGAGACAAAAGCTAGTAATTATAAAGGAGGAATTGACAAAGTAGAAAGTAAAGAAAGTATATTTGGTTCAAGCAAAACAAGAAATGTTATTAGAACTACCGACTCAGGCAACGCCTCTCGTTTCTTTAAGTCAATAATATACCAGAGTAAGGCAAGTAAGAGTGAAAGGAATAAGGGAATGGACGAACTAGAAGCTAAACCAATGTATAAGGCTGATGGCTCTGGTCAAAGTTTAGAGATATTTGGTTCAACTGATGGTGGTAGAGAAGATAGAAAAAACAATCATCCAACAGTTAAGCCAGTAGAACTGATGAAGTATCTTATAAAAATGATAACCCCTAAAGGTGGAATAGTCTTAGACCCTTTTGCTGGTTCAGGTTCAACTCTTGTAGCTGCTAAAGAAAATGGCTTTGGATTTATCGGCATTGAATTAACACCTGAATATATCCCTATCATTGAGGCTAGAGTTGGGGTTAAAGCAGAAACAATAAATAAAAGATATCTAGCAGACAATAAGATATTAGAACAAGAAATTATCTATCAACAAGAAGATAACGAAATGCTGAATAAGTCCATTGATAAAAGGCGAAATAGATGTTCTTGCGGTGGTCGTATAGTGAAAACAAAAAGTGGAGTTCTAACTTGTGAAGACTGTTTTGAAACCTACTGAAACTATTGATATTACTACTACTTGACAGATGTTTTAATCTTTGCTATACTGATTATAGTGAAACCTGGCAAACAATAGACGGATTATTCCAGAGGGGGTCTAAGGTAAGCTGGCAATCACTACTAGGAGGGGATTAGGAGGGATTTATAAAGTTAAATAAATAATATGACTGTTCACTCAGTTCAGTGTCCAAAATGTTTATCTAAGATTACAGACCCAGACGAGATTGATTTTGTAAAAGAAAATGGAATGTGCTTTACCTGCGACCATCATTCAGTATTTGATGAAATGGAACAAGATGAGTTAGATGATTATTTTAATAGACAATAATATGGACAAACTACAAAAGCTATTAATTGATTATGTCAACAATACTAATGACCAGTTATCATTAATAAATGAAATGGTTAAAAATATAGTTGACACTCAACAAGAAATCATTGAAAACTTTAATAAACTATTCAACTAATATGATTAAAAAAATGATTGGTTATAAAGGATTTAATCCTGATATGACCTGTAGAGATTTCAAGTTTGAAGTAGGTAAAACCTATGAAGAAAAAGAAGCTAGTTTATGTAACAAAGGATTTCATTTTTGCGAAAATCCATTAGATATTTTTGATTATTATGACCCGACCAATATATTTAACGAGATAACTGCAGAAAGTGTTAGTGAAGAAACTGGCAATGATAGTAAAAGAGTATCTAAAAAGATTACAATCGGTGCTGAATTATCTCTACACTCAGTTTGTGATTTAGGAATGAAGTTTATTTTAAGTAAAGTTGACTTCAAAGATAAAGAAATACATAACACTGGCGACTACTCTGCTGCTTCCAACACTGGCGACCACTCTGCTGCTTCCAACACTGGCGACCAGTCTGCTGCTTCCAACACTGGCTACCACTCTGCTGCTTCTAACACTGGCTACCAGTCTGCTGCTTCTAACACTGGCTACCAGTCTGCTGCTTCCAACACTGGCTACCAGTCTGCTGCTTCTGTATCTGGAAAAGAAAGTGTAGCAATGGCTATTGGTTATGAAAGCAAAGCCAAAGGTTCAAAAGGATGCTGGATAGTATTATCGGAATGGGGAAAAAAGAATGAAGAATATTATATTAAAGATGTTCAATGCGTAAAAGTTGATGGTAAAAAGATAAAAGCAGATACTTATTATAGGTTAGAGAATGGTTTATTTATTGAAGCTTAATAATATGATTACATTTGACTACGAATACATAGAAAATCAAGAAGATGTTAGAAAACATATTCAAGAATGTGAAGGACATCATACTCAGCAAGCTATTTATTCAACATTTCACGATGCTCTAACCCAAGTATGCTTTGGATGTCAAAAGATAAGGTCAACTATTAAAAGATAATTTAATAATCTTAAATACTCCACTATGGAAAATATAACCGATGAAATGCGTGAACAGTTGCGTTCACCTTTACCGCCAGAAGCGATTAGCCAACACCCGACTAAATCGTTTCTATCGTCAATTAAGGCAATCTATGTTGAAGAAAGACTAAATGATGTGTTTGGAGTTGGTGCTTGGACAACTAGGGTTGAGCATATAAAAGACGAACAATCACAAAAGTCTAATAAAAATGGAGTATTTCCAGTAATGTCAGTAGTAAAACTTATATTTGAAATACCAGCTTACGGAGTTTATCACGAATGTTATGGCGGAAATGACAATGATGATTTAGGCGATGCCTATAAGGGTGCTACAACTGACGCTTTGACTAAAATTGGCTCTTACCTAGAAATTGGCATTGATGTCTTTAAGGGAAAGTCAACTCACTCAACTCCAAACTCAAACATAATTGATAGAACATCCAAGCCAGCCGATAGTGAGTTCACAGGTAATAAGTGTAAAGATTGTGGTGCTGATATGAAAATATCAAAAACATCTGGCAAGGAGTATTGTATTAGAAGGTGTTGGACTAATCCAAAACCCCCACAATATCAGCCTAATGATGAGCCTGACATCAGCGGTATCCCCTTTGGTGAATAATTATTAATTATAATCCTATGAAAGAAAGTCAATTAGCTTTAGTGGCAGATGAGCTTTTAGTAGAAGGCTTTATATCAAGGAACTTCTGCTTAAAAAGATTTATAAGTCGCTTGGGAGCTTACATTTGTGAACTAAAGAAATACGGAATTGATATTGACGGACAATATGAGGGTAATGATTATGTTTATTACTTTACAGGCCCAAGAGAGCAGAGAAATATATTAAAAAAGTTAATCAAAGGATGATATGGAAACCATTTTGTCAAAGAGAACAAAGCAAATACAGTCTAGCTATCACAATCTATCAGAGCTTGAAGATGTTTATTGTAAGCTAGGATATGATTATGGACTTATCAGCGATGAAATGGTTGAAAGCCTAAAAGCTAATAGAGCTGTTAAAAGTAAGTTAAAGCAAAAAGAAATAAAGACAATGGCCGAGTTTGAACGAGAATATGAGCTATCTGATGAGTTTATAATCCTAAAGTCTTGTAAATATCAATTGAAGGCACTTGAAAGGCTGATGTCTGGGCTTAAAGTTAGAATTGAAAGTCTAAGGGCTGAGAGCAAAGGACAATACTAGTATGAAACGCTATCGCATAAAACCACAAGGAGTAGATGAAGAAGTTGGCAGGATACTCATAGACGACAATCAGAAGGTGTTTATTCGGCTAGATTTTAGTCCTGGTAAGCTTTTTCTTGGAGAGTTGATAGATGATACCTCTAACTTCGTAAAAAGCATTAAATCAGTGATGCCAGACGCTAGATTTGAAGAAGAAATGGAAAAGATAACCAAAGGGATACCAAGCCCCATTAATAATGACAGTTTAGAAAATAACCCACTATGAAACTAAACCAAAAAGACCTGTGGATTTTATATAGGCTTATAAATAATCACTTAAACGGTATAAGTGAACTATCTACCGAGCTAGATATAAGAAAAACAAACAAGTATATAGAAAGGCTAGAGGCTGTTGAAATTAAGATACAGGATTTATTGAACCAATAATATGACCAATACAGAACTTTTGCGAATATCTTTTTTAGAAGGTAAAACCCTAAATCAGATAGGCAAAGAACAAGGAATTACTAGAGAACGAGCTAGACAACTTTTGAATAAGATGTTGTCTAAAGATGTTTATTTGAAACAGCTAGACGAGAACCGCAGGAATAGACCCCATAAGACAGGAGGGTTTAAGCGTATTTGTCCAAGCTGTAATCAAGAGTTTTCAGGTATTGAATATCTAGATAAACCATTTTTAATCTGTAAGTCTTGCCGTAAGGCTGAAAGACAATTAAGAAACCTAGAACCTTATATCTGCTTGAATTGTGGCAAGCGTGGAGTTTATAAGAAACGAAAAGGATTTGAAAGACACTATTGTAATAATCAGTGTAAAATGGAAGCGATACATAAGATGTTAAGAGCTAAATCAATAGAATGAACGCCAAGAGAGTAGCAAACTCTGGTAGTTTCAAAAAAGGACATATACCTAAGAACAAGGGCTGTGGTTATGAAAAAATAACCTGCTCTATCTGTGGAAATGTTGTTTTAAGAAGAAAAAGAAAGAACAGAAAATCATCATTTTGTTCATCTAAATGCTTTGGAATATCAATAAGACACAATAGTGATGAAGATAGAATAAATGCCATTAGAGATAGTAGAAAAAAGTGGAAAATTAATAATAAAGAAAGGAGCAAAGAGATTGATAAAATTGGTAGAAGAAAGAGAATGAGAAGATTAGGCATCAGAACAAACATCAGCAAGAATGAAGATGAGTTTTATCAGGAATTAATAAAGTCTTTCAGTCCACAAGAAATAACTAGAAACAATAGAGATATTATAAGAAATCCATACACTGGTTATCCGCTGGAACTAGACTTTTATATACCCAGCATTAAGACTGCTTATGAAATAAACGGTATATGCCATAGAAAGCCTGTTAGAGGAGGAGTTGACAAGCTATTAGCTAGAATTAAAAATGACAATATAAAGAAAGAAGAGTGTCAGAAACTTGGAATAAATCTAATAGTAATAAATGTATGAATGCTAAGAAAAAAGGAAATCACGGTGAAAATCTTTGGGCTAACTTTTTAAGAGATAATAATGTTTGTAAGGCCAATAGAAACTCCAGCAGTGGTGCCAACATTGTTAAGTCAGATGTAACCAACGACCTCGGAATGAATTTTGAGGTAAAGACAGTTAAGAAGCTTGGACTAATGGAGGCTTGGAAACAAAGTGAACGAGATGCTCAAATGAGCCATACTATACCGACAGTTGTAGTCCACTTTGACGGAATGCCTAAAGACACTTGGCTAGTAGTAATGAATAACTGGGATTGGGCTGACTTAGTTAAAGGCAAGAATGAGCCTGTAATGAAGATAGCAAGCAAGACCAGACAATCATCTAATGATTACCTTAAAACAGCCATACGGATGAAATCTAAAGAGATTAGAGACCTATCTAATAAGCTTGATTAATAGATGCTTGACAGATGTTTTATAATTTGCTATACTTAGTTTATAAGTATTAAAACCAATTATGAACCGAAACAAGAAAGGTCAATTTACTCACGAAGAGCCATATAGTAGACTAGCTTCACTCTGTGGATTTATAGTCATAGTGGCTGGAATAAGTTTGATAGGACTTAATTTGTATAGACAGAACAAGAAAATAGAACAGG